AAAACCTACGTTAATATTTTGCGTGTTGTGCTGAATCACGCCAAACGATTTATTGCCAGTTTTCGCGCCGCTATTTCTAGCATAAGCACAAGAATTGATATCAAACCAAATAGGGTAATTTCTCATAGTTTTTCCTTTCAATAGTTATGTTTAATTTGAGTATAGGAAAAAATGAGAGTAAATCAAACAATATAAAAAAGGCCGCATATAGCGGCCTTAATTAGTGCACCAGCTGGCGGCGTATCTAGTCGCTGGGATAAATACCCTTATCAATACTTTCCAGCCCTTGTTGAAGCTTTTTATTTTCAGACTTTGCAAATGATACGCCAGCGCGTGCCCAGCTGGCGGCGCTCTCATAGCTGGCTACAGTTTTTAAAAGATCTCGTATTTGATTATGAATAACGGCCGCTTGATATCGGGCAACTGTCAAGCGCTCGAGCACCAGCGGATCACAATCAGACGCCAGATCCCCAATTTTTACATTTAAATGGTGCCAAGCAAATGAAACGTTTTTATCCGCTTCTTTTAATTGCTCTTTAATTTCAAAAGTTATTGTAAATTTAGCCATTTCAAGAGCTCATTCTATTAGTGTCTAAGCTCATTCTGCGAGCAAACATTACAAACTCTAAAATAGGGTTGTAAATTCTAATATGGCGGTTTTCTTTAGCTATTTTATCTAATAGAGCCGTATCGACTATAAGATCAAGATCATTAAAACGATCAACACCCAAACGCGAATTTTTGACCAGCGCGTCATATTTTTCAAAAAAATCAGCAACTGCTTTATTTTTTAGCCAGCTATTGAATAAACTAACCGCATTATTAGTTAATAATTTCATTCCATACATTTCATTAGTAACTGCGGTTGCTGGCAACCTATCGAATATAATATCCATAATTTTCCTTTCATAGTTATGTTTAAATTCAGTATAGGAAAAAATAGGCCTATTGCAATAGAATAAAAAAGGCCGCATTAAGCGGCCTTTAATGGTTCATATATAAATGGATCTAGGCGGCTACCGTATCCAATAGCTGGCCAGCTTTACGTTCCAGATCGAGACGGTTATCTTGATGTGGTATATCACGCGCTATAGCTGTTATAGCGTTTGACGCGTCCCATATTGTTTTCATAGGCTTTTGTTCTTCTTCACCATGTCTAGTATAAGCGGCCTTAGCCATTCTAGCGGATAGGCCTACGCGCTTTTGAAGAAACTTTAAGGCTTGTTCTTCATCTTCAGCTACTTGCGCTTCTTGCGCCGCTTGTATACCGTCCAGCACTTTAGTAGTAGATCCATTGCTAAAGGATCTAAGAGCTGGCTGGGCTTCTTCACTAAAACGTTCCGCCGCGAATTTGGTATGTCTAATAGTAATTTCGCTAAAATCTTCAACACCCCATGCGTAACGGTTCTGGCATATACCGCGCATATACATGGTTGCTATCTTGCAAGATTTGGCGCCTACTTCGCTATTTGAGATATAAAAACCCCTAAACACTAGATCAGGTTCACCATTTGGAAGCTTGCCTATTTCAATAGGGTTCAGATCATCTACTAGAAAAATAAAAACGTCCCTATCAGATCCATAGATAGTCGTACTCTCATTAGTCACGGGCGCAAAAGGATCATAGACGGCCATGCCGCTTTCAGATCCAGTTATATAACCGGGAATTTTAAACTTGGTAGCGGCGGCTATTTCTTGAACAGCGGCTACTATCTCCCAGTCATATATGCGGCCGTATTCAGATCCAGTAAGAGCTCTTAACTGGCCTTTTGTAGATTTATAAGATTTTACCAGCTCTTTATTTCTGTTTTCTAATAAACCCCATTTAACACAATCCGCCGCTAGTGGCGCTGGTAGATCACGCAAGTAGCCAGCTGGCGCGCCAGCTAAACTACTGATCTGGCCAAAAGACCAATGAGTAGGAACCGCTTGATGCTCTTGTTTATTCTGATCAGTAAATTCCAGCGTTATCTTGCCTTGTCTTATGTCGTTCTCATCTACATCACCGTTTATATGTAAATTCTTAACATTAAGAACGTCCGCTTGCATCATCTGATAATCATTAAACTTGAAATCACGCAATGCTTGCAAAGATGTAAAGCGTTCGTCCGCTGGCCTACGCGCCCAGTTTGAAGCAATTAACCCAGCTTCGCTACTAATACCATGAGTTAATGCGTCTGTTTTATATGTAAATTCGTTCATAGATTTACTCCTAAGTTATGTTAAAAAAAGCGGACTGTTTTACCAGCCCACTTTATTTGTCGCATATATGCCTATACTTTTCAATAATTAATTTTTCAAAAAGTTATTTTCTTTCACGCCGCTGTTTTGCTTCGATCCATAAAGACATAGTTACCGCTTTGTAATATTGATTTAGCCGATCTTTTTCTTGCTGGATCAGAGCATCATATTCTTTAACAATGGCTTCTTTATTACCAGCGTTAAACGCCGCCTTAGATCGTTTCTTAAACTCATTGATCTTTCCATAAGCGGCTATCTCCGCAAACCTAGCGGCGGCTACCCCAGTTTCAGTACATTGATTGCAAGACCGGCCTTTATCATAATCAACCAGCGGTTCTGGGTTGTTACCCTCCGCCCAGCCAGTTTTTTCATCTGGTAATATGGGCTCTTTGCAAAATACACAATGATGTTTTACTTCTTTAATATCAGTCATAGTTTTACTCCTCGTACAACGAATTTTTATATTTTTTGTCTATAATTAAGTTTAGATCGATAGTAGTATCAGTATGCTCATCTATTACATGATCCACCTCTTCCCATTTATTAGATATTTCCGACGAAGCGCTTTGGCCATCTATAGGATCTGGAAATTCTGGATACGATTTTAAAAGATTATCTATCAAATACGGCTCCACTCCAGTGACATCTACTCGAAAAGTAATAATATGATGTTCTTTTACTACCGCCTCGACATACAACTTTTTCTTTTCTTCTTCTGTCATTATTTTACTCCTGTCTTAACTTCTTCAAAATCTTCATCATTTCTATCTTCACACAAATACTCTAATTCTTTCCATCTACCCTTTGGAACAAAAGTTTTTATGTTACCCTTACTATCTATCTCCTCGTTACCCTCATCATCTACTTTTACAAAATTTATTTCTGATAATACATATGTCATAGTTTTACTCCTTAGTTAGTGACAATCTCTTATACTATACACAATAAAAAAGGCCAGTCAATTACAACTGGCCTTTCATTTATTTACGGCGGCGGCGGTCTATCCTGCTCCTGTATTCATCATATTTAGATCCATACATAAGACGGCCGAACCAATCAATTAAAAATAATATCTATATCACCTCCTTTCAATCCCATAGATCCCAAGCGTCACACGCTTCCAGACGCAAAGGGCTCTTCCTACCCTTTACGCCATGAAGAACCAGCCTACTTTTGGTTTCTATCCATAATTTTGCTCCGCATGGTCTTGGACGATCTGGCCTGTAAACCATACGCGCATTAGCTGGCAATTCTACTTCCATACAATATTTAGTCTGCGTTTTCTGCCGCCTTGCTTTCTGATCCCAGTAGTCATACTCTACACGAACTACGGGCTCACGCTCTTCACGCTTGGCGTTACGCTGTATGATATTTTTATTTATGTGTATTATTTTCATTGTTTGATCCCCTGTTCTCTAGCCGCGTCTTGCATGATCTGGGTCAGAACTGGCTCCAGCTTTTCGTCTAGTCTTTGAAACTGGGCATCACCGATCCCACCCCTACAATAAACGGATACTTTAAAGAATTGATGAAAATGAGAACGTCTATTCATCAGGCCATTATTAAACAGATCATATAATAAGTTGCTGGCAACACGAAAGCGCTCCAAACATTTATTCTTAGATCTGCCCTGTGGTATTTTACCCTCAAAAGGCACCAGCGCTATGAGCTTGTCGTAAAGACTGCTAAAGCCCTCATTAACTGCCCAAGAGCTCTTGAACAAATTTAATTGATCACCGTACATTACTCACCTCCTAAGAACGTACCAGACCCATCATAAGATATTTTAGAAATATCTATGCGCTTTAATATATTTAAAACGTCCAGAGCATCAGTAAGCTGGGTTTCAGAATGTTGATACTTTTTAAAAATTTCAGGGTTAGACAAAGTTCTCATATCTATCTCTGCGTCTGGACTAACCGCTATTTTTTGTAAAAGCTTTTTCAAATCTTTCTCGTTCAGACACAAACCCTCAAATTCAATGTTGTAGAAATGCTCAGTCATGGAACCCTCCAAACGGAATTGAGTTATTAAACACATCACAACCAATGTTGTAGATCTGATCTTTATCAAATCCTCTCATTAACAAAGAAGCTATTTTACGTCTTGATAAAGGTGTTCTTATAAAACCATAAAAAGCAAAGTATCTTTGCACCTCATCAACGCTTAATATCAAAAACATTTTATTGCGCGTCATTTTGGTTCCTCCCACAGATAATCTAATTGATAAGCGCTGGCGTCCTTGAAGCCACCAGCGTTGAATTGATCTAGTAACTTATCATGGACAATAGCTAATCTGCGCTGGATACGTTCCATCTCGTTTTGGTTATACTTGCCCATAAACTCAACTCCATCTAATTGAAGTTCAGTTCTGCCGCCAAACTCTTGGATCTCTCCAGCTATTTGCTTAAAGGCCGCACGAAGCGTGGCGATCTGCAAATAAGTAACCATTTTAAGTGGGGAAAGTTTTAAGCTATCCCAGTCCGGTTGTATTGGATCTTCATATTTTGTCATAGTTTTACTCCTGTCTAGTTAGTGACAATATCCCATAGATAAACTATTAGACTGGGCAAATCAAGTAAAAAATTTTATCCCATTGAAAAGGTTGTCTACATTTAAACTCTGGTTTGACCTTATCCAGACCGTCCATCTTCAGGTCTACAGCGTCAGAACCCTTAAACAAATAGATCTCTGCTACATCAGACGGCGTGGGTTGTTTCTTTACCAGCACCCAACACGAACCCTTCCCGTGTCTGGTTAGCCAAGCTACCTGTGACGGACGTAAGTCTACTTTATTAGTGGTAGTATATTTGAGCTCTACAAAATGAAAAGCACCCAGCTGGTCACACATTAACAGATCTGGTATTCCAGATCCCACCCAGTTTTCAATTCTGGTTAGTATCAGTTTGTAATTCGACCGACTCGCTGCTTCCTTTACTTGCTTGTAAAATCCGCTCTCTCGCTTTATTGCGGTTGCTGGTATTTTCTTCAGGTGTGATGTCGATTGTGACTGGGGCATAACTATTTTTGATCTCCTCTAATGCTTTCATTACTTCTTCCTTAGACATACTGTCTATGCTCCCGTGTCGTATCTCTGATTTATTAACGTAGATATCCCCTTGCGCCATGCCTCTGGCTTTCTCCGCCATAACAGCCGCAGAGTAAGCACCATTCTGAAGCGCCAGATCACGGATAGTTTGCAAATCACGGATATGCCTGTGAAATGTAATCCCGTACTTTTCGTCCAGCTCACGCCTATATTCTTTTATAGCGTGACATACGTGTGGTGATATTCTTGGATTAGTCAGTTCATACGCTCTAGTATGTGCAGAGCCAACAGAGTATCCAGCATTGATCGCCGCTTCTCTAAATGTTATCTGCCCGTCCTTACTTACCAGCTCTTTCACAAACAGTTCTTGCTTTCGTGTTAGTGG